TCACATTAGTCCCACTATTGTCTTTGTGCGGGTCTGGGTCTGCTGAATTATTACCGTTAAGATAATCATCTCTATGTTGGTCCGCTGTATAATATTTATCATACCAGCCAGCAAGATAATCATAGACCGAACACTGACCCATCATTCGTCCGGCTTTAAGCTGTAAAGTCATTGTTGAAGTATTTGATAAATCAATATTTCTTTCAATGCCAGTCACATAAAATACCGCTTGTTCTGGAAATATATTTTCATTGAACATTGATTGCTCTTTCATAGTATTCGATGACCTATTCCATGTAATATTCTTGAATGGGTGTTCATCATATAAATGTATACGAATAGGATTTCCGACTTGTATTGACGGGTCGTCGATAACATTTACAGTTCCTGAATATCTATTTGCATATGATGTTAATATAAGCATCATACCGAGTACTTCTGCTTCAGCTTCGTTTTGGGCCAATGGTGTTGATACTGCACCTGGATGTGGGCGCATACCAAATTGAAGTATATTATCCAAATCTGGTACACAACGTTTTACAGACGGTACTGCAGCTGCTCCGGACTGTCCATTCATTTGTCCTAAAAATCTTTCGCCAGAAATTTCATACATATTATATAACTCTTTATCAGAATCCATTAATGAAAATGAAATAATATATTCTGGCTTTATTGGAATAATGTCACAGTCTGTAATACCAGACCTAAATTTATTTTTTTGTTCATATGGTAAATTCTTTGATGCTACAGTTTTTTCAACCATCATATTATTAAATATCTGATTTTCTATTTTACCACCATTAATTTTATTAAATGCTATTTTCTCAGCTGTATTTTGATAACTATGCTCAGCTAATATTTTTTTCTTTATATCATAATCTTCAGCATTAAATGGATATTTTGCATTTTCTAATTCTTTTGCTACTTCGTTTGCTTCAGTAATATTATTTATAGCTTGATTCTTTATTGCATTCGCAGTAATTTCTGAAGGAGTTGGCATTTTATATCTATTTTCTAACTGATTTGCTATATCCCATTTTTTATCTTTCGCATCAAATGTATACTGACCGGTATCAATAGTTACGCCAGTATTAGCAGCAACTGTTGCTGCCGCTTCTTCTGTCGCGGCAGCTTTTGTGGCAGCTGTTGTTGTAGACGCCGTGCTGAAGTCTGTAGATTTTAATACGCCGTGACGAACTGCATCTTTATGAGCATCTGCTAAACTAGCATAAAATGGCGGGAATGTACTAGTTGCACTTGATGTATGCACAACATTATCGAATACATTTTCATCAAATGATACAATAATTTTATCTCCTGACATTACAGTCGTTGGGTCTTTAATACCATTAGCATCAGCAATTTCTTTCCATTTCTTTCTGTCTCCATAATAAATATTTGCAATATCATATAATGAACCAATTTCATCTTTACCCCACTCACCGATGGTTACTTCCATTCTATTAGAATCTAAGGCTTTAACATTTTCGTTATCTAAATCAATTATATCATTAATTGCTTTCGCGGTTGGTGTTGAAGCTGATGGAGTAGGTGTCGTAGGCGTCGTAGGTTTTGTAGTAGGAGTAGCCGGCGTAGCTGGTTTTTCGTCGGCTGATGTAGTCTTAGCTTTTGGCTTTTCCTTCGACTTCCATTTTGGACCTTTTGAATTCGGTTTTAAACCAGTTAATAAATTATTAACAAAACCTGTACTACCATTCGTAAGTCCAAAATAATTACCGACGCCGGAAGACAATACTAGATTATTTATTAAACTACTAAAACTATCAGTAGCCGCACCGGTATGACCATTTGTTGTAACTGTAATATATTCATTACCATTACTATCAGTTGTTACTTGCCAAACAGGCGTTGTCTGTGTACGAATATCATCTGGATATTTTATATTGCCATTGTTAGGCCTTAACATATTTACGCCTAATACATAATTTGGTATTTTTAATACTAAATTACCGGCTTGGTCTGCATAAAACTCTATAAATAATTTTTCAGCAGCTTCTACACATTGTGATAATCTTGTCTTCATTTCCTGATTCATCATATCACCATTACCGCTTTTTATCTTCGGTAAAAATGGTATATTTCTAATCGGCTCTACTCGTTTTGTTAAATAATGTTCAGGTATACCAGCTCTAATACCTAAAATTTGAACAACTTCATCCGGATACCAACCAGATAAAACATTATCTAATAAATAAGATGACATCGCTGCTTTTTTATACAATGGAGTATTAGGAGACTTAGCCATATCTTTATAAGGCTGATTAATATCATAAAAACCATATTTATCTACTGACCAGTTAATCTCCAAACCAGACCCACCAGTTTTACCAGGTATAAATGATGGTGCAGTAATAGTTCTCGATAATTCTAATAGTTTTAAGTGGTCTCTAGCTGTAACAGATATTAAACAACCGCCTTTATTTGCTGTATACGTTTTTACAACAGTATCTATATATCCGAAAAATAATGGCTCAAATTTAAATTCAGACAATTTATCATGTGTATATCCTAATAAAATACCATTTTTATCACGTTGTGCAGAATCTAATTCTGGGTCATTTTTTCTACATGACCTTGATTTACCAAATATCCATATCTCATCCATTGGTTCCCAGTCACATTTCTCTGCAAATTTCCAACCATATTTTGCTTCACGTGTTTTCATTAGGTTCTTAAATGTTGTACCATTCTTTAATGAACCATCTTTAATTGATGACCAAGTGTCTTCGGATGTTTTCCATGATTTACCATTCGTACTTGATGCTAATTTTGAAGCCTGTTCATCAGATAAATTATATTTATATTTTATTTGTCTTAAACGTTCAGACATACCAGAAGTATATTTGCCACTTTGTGCGGTAGAAATACCGCTTAATAATGAGCTACCTGAAGTTGTAGTTTCTAATCCTGTCCCAGTATGGTCACCAATAACACCATTTTCATTAATTGATAACCAGCCATTCATTAATTCTTCCCAGTTTAACCAGCCCATGCCGGATTCATTCGTATTTTCTGCGCATACGACACGTTCAGCGCCACGAATTGTTACCGAACATGTGCCTGGCGATTTGCCAAATACAGAAGACGTTATACGAATATTCGTAAAATTATTAACCTGATATACTCTTAAATAATTTTCTTCTGGCTGAACAATATTACCTTGTTTATCTCTAATTGGGTCATTTGTAATTGTATATGTTTTTTTACCGTTTTTATCTAGTATCGGCTTGCCAGTACTATCTAATGCTTCTACTGTTTTAGTTCTTTGTTGTGCTGTCGAAGCATAAAACGGTTTTTTACGAATCATTACTACATAATCTTGTTTGAAGTTTATATATTTTCTTTTTGCTGGGTCGTCTTGTGATGCTTTTAATACATGAGGCTTATCATATTTCTTTGATTTACTTACTAAATGTTCATCACTAACATCTTTCGGTATATTTGTTGATGTTGTCGTCCCATCTACATTCTTCGTAACAACAGCTGTACCAGAAGCATTTGTTACTACTTTTGTATCTTTTGATATTTCAGTCGTTGTTTGAAACTGTCCAGTCTTAGGATTATATATACTATCTGCGCCTTGTAATTCTGGAACTTTTATTGGTGAAGTTGTACCCTGAATACCAGGTATGCCAGGTACAGAAAATACATACGGATTCGTAGAATTTGCAGGCGTAGCGCCAATAGGCGTTGCACCTGTGCCTGTTTGCGCAGGTGTCGTTAATGTACCTCCATCTCCGCTAGAACTGGAAGCAGCTTCCGCCGCAACGGCCGCAGCTTCATCACCAGAACCAGCAGACACTGGTTGTTGTCCTGTCGTACCAGCTGCGGGAGGTGGTGGAGTTGTTGCAGTCTCTTGCTCGCCTTTAAGAATTCTTTGATGATGAGCAGCTACAGCCGCTGCATGCGCAGCTTGTTCTGCGGCAGTCATTTTTCTCCAAACCATTTATATATCACTCCTTATCATGAAGGCATTAATTGTTTTTCCCACGTATCGTATGAATTCTTACCTATAGTATTATGAATTTGCTGTATCCATTTCCATAATTCGTCTTGAATTGTAGCAGTTAATTTACCATCGCTCTTTAATTTTTGAGCTTTTGCTTTAATTCTTAATAATTCTTTATTAACTGCAGTTGTAGCTTTGTTATCTGTGCCATCAGCATTGCTAACATTTGCATATTGATAAAATACTAATCTTTGTGTATTCGATAATTCATGTATGCCTAATAAATCATCGTTATCAGATATATCCGCAGCTTTTCTTACTTGCGCTGTTAACGTTGCTAACTGTTTTGTTCTTGCTTCTGAAATTGTTGAACCATTATCTATAGCCAAATTTTTTTCATATGAAAATGTTTCTTTAGCATTTAATATATCCAATTTTGCAGCACGTTCACTAGATGTTGTATGCTGTGAATAATAATCGAGGTTATATGGCAAAGAAGTCTCATTTGCCGCTTTTGCCGTCGCTTTTGCTATATCAGTCATACTATTCGATGAAGCAACAACTTTTTGAGCAGGTGTAAATCCCGGTAGTTTAGGAGAATAAGAAGTAACTACAATCATACGTATTACAGTAAATTTCATTTCGTAATTTATATTCATTGTTTCAGCTACTCTTTGATATGAGAAGGAATTAAAGTGACCAATATATACTCTGTCTTCGAAATAAATCCATACTTGTCTTGGTCTCCAAGGGTCTTCCAACTCATCGGCAATATCTGCCCAACCAGTAGATGCTGTATCAAAATCTATTACATTTGCAGCATTTGCGCCTGTGCTACTACTGCCATCAGATAGCCCTAACTTACTCGCAATTGCTTTTCCTAAAAAAGCACCACCCAATGAGCCGAGCACAGATGTCGAACTGCTTTTATTGCCAATAGAAATAGTACCATATTTATTTAATGCAGAATTTATTTTTTCGACGCCGGCACCCATTACTACAGCAAGTTTGCTAAATACTGCTGATGACCTTAATGCTGTACTTCCTTTACCAGTAATTGCCGATGCTAAAGCTGATTTCGTACCTTTCGCTAACGTTTTCCATAGACCTGTAGTATTGCCATTCATTATTGAACTAACAGCGCCAGCATAATCGCCATTTACAATAGAATTATATAAACTATTTTGGCAGCCAGTATATACTGCACCTTGTGAATTTTCTCCGTATGCTAATAATACACCAGACATTTGATAAATCTGTTCTAATTTTTGTATATATTTCATACCAGCTAAACCACATGAACCAGCTAATGCCATTTGCCAATTATCATCACCCCAATGATTATAAAAAATGCCGCCACGAGTAATTGCTTTCGAAATAATTTTTTGTGTTGACATATTAATTCTATTAGGATTAATATATAAAGTAACTGAAATTCTATTATTATTTTTTTCCGTTGTCGATGATGTATTCGTTTGTGCAGCTGATTGTACAGATGAACTTGAATTTGTACTAGAACTTTTAGACACGCTGGTACCACCGGCAAAACCGCCACCGCAAGTAATGACATCAGATGATTTAAGCGCTAAATTATAATTAATATTATCTAATGATATAGTCTTACCATCAAGTGTTAAAGTACTTAAATCTTGTGTTGGCAAAAGACTATATGATGGTTTACTCTTATCTACAACTAAGCTACTTGTGTCTACATTAAGAAGAGAAGACGCACTAGACGCTTTATTTTTAAAACTACCTAATAAATTACCGAGAACAGAAGCACTTGACCCAACGCCTCCGGACGTACCGCCAGCGGGACCAGTCAAGTATTCTATTACCATTGGTATTCTTTCTTTATTTGCTGACATATATTCGTTTGATTTTTCTTGTGCTCCTTTTAATGAACCGAACCAAGTATTATCATTTATCATACTATCAGATTCTTGAGCTGATAAGAATTTTTGTACAGCAGGTATATTCTTTACATTATTTATAATTGATATATCCATATACATTACCCCATAACTATTTATTATCTAATATTTAAAATAAGAACCAGCAGGATAAATATCCTGCTGTGAATGTTCTTATACATTATTTTGCACTAGAAGCTGAGAGATAATCTGCAGCTTTAGCAATATCTGATGTATGATTTTCAAGTGATGTTACGCGTGCACCAGTCTTTTCAATCGCATCTTTTAATAATTCACCGAATTTTCTAAGGAATGCTTCTTCAGCATTATCAACATTAATATTGACGTCAATAACACTTTCTTCTTTCGTATTATCACCAGCATTAGTTAATGTAGAATTATCCTGTTGATTCGTAGCTGGATTTGTTAATCCGCTTGATGTATTAGCTATATTACCTGCTGCACTACTACTGCTAGCGGCCGATGCAGCAGATGCTTTAGCTTTATCTGCCGCTTTTTTAGCATCCTCAGCTGCTTTTTGAATACCGGCTGCAGCCGTAACATTACTAGGCATAACATTTGTTTTGCCTCTTGACCGCTCAGCTCCATCAAAATAACTTGATGCTGGTATTCCTGCATCAAATCCTTTTCTTGAAGACATTAATTGGTCTCTTGCTAATTTCATACCTTGTATATGGTCTCCAATATTAGCTTTCTGACCGGACTGTTTTAATAATGTAGCGTAGATACTATTACTATCAGCACCAACTGCATTATTATTAGTCCAATATGCATTCATTCCATTTAAATGATGATAATAATATGCACCGGTTGCAAATGGTGATTTAACTGAAATACTAGATTTTGCCCAACCAGGTTTTTCGGCCATTAATTTTAAAAATTCTGGATTATCAGCTTCCATGGCATATTTTTTATCAAGATTTAATGCAATCTTAATTTCTTCCATGTCAGTATAACCATGTGCTTTTAAATAATCAATATCATTTTGTAAATATTTTTCGCCATTTGGTGCCAATCCTTTTGCTAGATTTTCTTCTATTTTCTTTCGTGTTGCATCCGTAAATCTATCAACCGGTTTACCATTTGCCATTACAACACCAGGTTGCTTTAACGTTTGATGTTCAACGCCATTGGCATCTGTTGTAATCTCATATTGTGACATATCTAATCCGGTAATATTATTGCTTTCGGTAGTAGACATACTTTGGTATTGATTATAGCCATCAATTGTATCTTGGTCTGCCCATTGGACATCTGGCATTACATCGCCACCGCCAAAACCGCCGCCACCGCCGGAGCCGTCATAACTTCCATCTCTGCCACCACTGCCTGGTGCAGTGGCGTGAATATTATCACCATTTGCAAATCTATGGCCATATGTGCCAGTCCATTCATCAAGTCCTTTACCACCCATGCTATCAACTAATGCAACATATTCTGCGCGCAAATCTGCATTATCAAAATAACCGTTATCGACATCAAACGCACCGCCATCATCATGGTGAGAACTGCCATCGCCATTTCTTTTACCAGAAGTAAATTCTAGTCCAGCTAATTCTGGATGAGCAGATTTCCAAGCATTGGCAACGGCGTAGAAGAAATTCTTTGTTGCTTCCTGCATACCATCAAAATCGCCGCCAGCAATAGAATAGTTACCATTGTTAGTTGAGTCACCGCCATATGATACTTGCATACCCATATCGGTTAAGGCTCCTCCAACATTCTTTCTCCAGTTAGCACCGCCTTCGCTATCAGGGCAATATTCTTTTTGGATAGCTCCTAATGTCGTTTTACCTTCAGCCGCAAATCCCTTTAATGTCCTAATTTCAGCCATGATACCTTCTTCGACTGAGCTAAATGACTGTAAATGATGTGAACTATCCATTAATCCAAAGAAGTTATTGCCCGTTGAATTTGCGCCGCCACCAGATTCTGCACATGCAATTGCAACAATAGCTGCAGCATCAATACCATTTTCTTTTGCTAATTTAATAATTAAATCGCCTTGACCAGCAAGAGCACCAGTTAATTTTTTATTTAATTGTTCTGCGGTTGCACCATGGTCTTTAGTAAAGTCATAGTTTAATCCGCCGCCGCCACGATTTGCTAAGCCCTTATTTAATATTTTGCCACATGAAATAATGTTCTTATTTATATCGAATAAGATATGTTCCATAATATCTAATTTTTTCCATAAATTACCATGTTCTTCTTTTACCGAAGCTTGGAACATTTGCATCAATTGTTTATGTAAATTTTGGAACATCTGAATTTGTTTATTACGAGTAGTTGATAGCTTTTCTTCTTTTTTTGCTTGTCCAACGACCTTATCGGAATTGTCTTTAGATGCCTTCATACGAGAATCATCAGATTTACGCTGTTTATCTTCAGAACCACTGTCATTGCCACTATCTACTGAATTTGCTTCATCTTCACTTACGCCGGCTTCTTTAGCGACATCAGCTGTAGCTTTGGCAGCATCTTCATCAGCCTTTTTACTATCAGCATTAGCTTGTTCAAGAAACTTATTAATATCTTCATTAACTTTATTCTGCTGGTCATCTGGTAAACCCGTTCCAGGCTCGCCGTCTCCTCCACCAGATTCATCTTCTGACTTGTTATCAGAATTAAGTCCAAGTGGGTCATAATCACCATTCTTATCATATGCCCATGATTTTTGTTCCCTACGTCTTTGTTCTACAGCTTCATCACTAGCACCGAAAAAGTCTTTTGCTTTGTTTTTCATCCATTTAGCGGTTTCTGTGTCATTTAAATAACTTCCGGCCGCAGCGCCACCGGCCATCCCGATATATGTACCTGCACCAGGCCCAACACATGTGCCGATTACAGCACCTATTGTGCTAGTAATTGCAGGTATAGCATTATTTATAACAGAGTTAGCTAAATCGCCATCTACACTATCGCCCATAGCTAAATGGAATAAAGAACCACTAGCCATTTCCACTGCAGTACCGATAACACCACCAATACCAATCTTTTTAGCAATTTTTCCAATCCATTCTCCGATAGGACCTAATACTTTAAATATACCGCCAAAACTGCCTTTGAATCCTTTCCATAAACTAGCAATTTTGCCGAATACTTTAACGATACCGCCACTGAATGTTTTCCCTAAGAATTTTTCCATTGTGCCTAAGAATGAGCCGAGTTTACCCATTTGTTTTAATTGTACTGAATGTAGTTTTAATCCACTAGCAATTACTGCACTTTTATTATGCGCAATTTTTGATAATAGTTTGCTTGAATTCTTTCTTCCCGCTTTAGCATTATCTGCAGCTTTCTTTTGTAAGTCTTTTAACCTAGTCTTATTTTGTTCATGTGTTCTTTGAGCTTTTTCATATTCTTTTTGCGCTGCTGTTTTTGCTTTAGTTGTTTCTTTTTTTGCGTCTTTTGTATCATTAGCAATATTATCTAATTTATCATTTATATCATTATTACTATTATTACTATTATTGTCTTTATGTCTGTTACCAAAATGTTTTTTTCCTAGATAGCCTAGTAAGCCAGCTGCACCAAGAAAAGATGCACCGCGTGTTGAGTCATCTTTTACTTTCTCGAAGAAAGACTTTGTGTTACCATTACTATCTTTATCACCGCCAAATATGTGTGATAAACCACCGCTAAAAAAGTTAGAAACGCCACCAGCAATAAAATCATAAATTTTACTTATTAAATCATAAATTTTATCGAATACATTACCTTCTGTAAAGAAGTCTCCAATAGTTTTGCCAAGACCTTCGCCAGAATCACTTGTAAGAGCTTTATATCCACCGTATGCTAAAGCGCCAACGGCTGCTACTCTTCCTGTCCCTTTTAATAAGCCAGATAATGGACCAATTAATCCTTTTAATACTGTGCTTCCGCCTTTAGCTGCACCCTTGCCGGCAGCTCCAGGTAAATGAATGGATTTAAATAATTTATTAAGTCCTATGACGCCAAGTCCAGTTCCAATTGCAGCTGCTGGATGTGTTAATGCTGAACTTATAGCTGGACCAATAAAATTATTCCATATTTTTGAATTTAAGAATTTATTAACAAAATCAACCAAATCTTTTGCTAACTCAAGCATGGCGTCTTGAGCCTTCATTAATAATGGTCCTAGTTTTGTTATTATGCCATCCATTCTAGCTCCTAAACTATCAGCTGCACCATATAAATTAGCATCCATTTGAGCTCGTAATTTATCAGAACCAGCTAATTGTCCAGTCATTTTACTAAACTGTCCAGCTAATTGTTTATTTACTTCTTCTAACGCACCATTCGGATTTTCCTTCTTATCCATTTCTTTCTCGAACATTTCTTCAAACTGCTTTGTATCGCCTTTTAAATAAGAAGATGCCAATGTTGATGCAGCCCTTTGTGAAAAACCGAATTGTTTCTTTAATGTATCTGTTACGCCGAATCTCTTTACATCTGGATTATCGCCATAAGCCATACTATATTGGTTAAGCATAGTGTCCATCATTTTGGACATATCACCAGCCCAACCTTTACGTGCTTCACCATTTGCTTCGTGAGAATAAGATGCTAAGGCTAGACCATGGAATGGGTCCATGCCTTGCATAGCCGCTGCATAACCAACCATATTATAATTCTGAGCGAATCCGCCCATAGCATTAGCAGACTGACCGGCAATATCTTGTGCTACATCAGCACGCATTCCTTTACCAAGCAAACCAGACATAACGGTTTCGGCTTTATCGCCGTCAATACCTATCTTCATGAAATCATGTGCAAGGCCTGAAATCATATTTAGATATTTGCCGACTGGTATACCAGATGCTTGTGCTGTCTGAGCAACACGAGCAATAGCATTAGCTGCCTCACTCGCATTCATGCGCATGTCTTTATAGAATGTTTGATATGCATTGTTCATTGTTCCTTGGTCAATACCCCATACATTTTGCATGAGTGCGGTCTTTTTGACCAAAGAATTCATATCGGCAGCGCCTTGTTCTGGTGATGCACCATAGGCTCCGCCTACTTCTCTCATTGCGGAGTTATAAGAATTATTTATAGCTCGGCGGTCAATCATTCCGCCAGACATTGCATATAAAGAATTACCAAGCATTAAACGTGAATTAGCATTTGCTTGCGATTGACCTAAATCGCCAACACCAGCATAAGCATCAGTACCCATAGATGTGTACATATCTTTATGCTTTTCACTATAATATTTTAAAGGCTTAGTCAATACATTCATAAAACCAAGCATGCCACCAGCGCCCAATAATGGTAAGAAACGGCCTAATGCTTTAAATGGTGACATTAATGTATTGAATGCACTTGATAATTCATTCTTTACCGTTTTCGCTAAACTTTCGGTTTTTTTCTGAGTTTCATCTAATGCTTTATTTACATTATCAAGCTCAGCTTTATCTTTCGCGAAACTTTCAGCTACTTTTTCATTATCTTTGACGTTAAATGCAGCGCCTAATGATATTATACGTCCACTATTCGCTGATGTTTCCGCTAATATCTTTTTTACTTGTGCATTTAATTGTTTTCCTTCGTCTCCTAATCGTTTTAAATCGTCAGGTGAAATTAGATGTAATTGTTTACCTAGCTCTTTCGCCTTGACGTTCATTGCTTTTTGAATGGCGACTAAGTTTTGATATTGTTCATTTGCTTCTTTTATTAATTGTTTTCTTTTTTCTGGGTCGTCTTCTTTTTCTGCATTTGTATATGAATCGCGTACTCTAGCTGAAGCACCTTCATATTTAGTTTGCATAACGCCCATTTCTGATGCGGTATTAGCAATGCCATTAAAATTAGCATCTGAACGATTCCAAAATGGCATTGCATTATTCATTTGATGTGCAACGACAGCGTTTTGATAGACGCCAGCTGCCATATTACCAGTGTTCGTTATTGAACGATTAAAACCGTTTTGTAAACCTCTACCATTTGAAATCATAACAAGAGAAGCATCTGCGCTGTCTTGCATACCAGAAACAATATCTTGAACTTGTTTCTGGATTAATTCATTAAATTTAGATTTAATCTCATCAGATACACTTGCAAAATTATTTTCTAATGTCCGAAGTGTTGAATCTATTTCCGCTGTATTACCAGATTCTTCGGCCATTTTTTGTAATGATTTCTTTAATGACTTTGATACATCTGATGTACTTTGTTCCATCTTCTCAATATTATGGATTACTTTATCTACATCATTTATCGCAGAGGTATCAGTCGACTTTACTAAATCGCTTAATTTAGAATTAATATTAGCATAAGCACTTTGTAAACCATCAAATTGAGCTTGTACCGATGCTACATTATTTAATGCCATATCAGGATTATTTGTCTGCTTTGTTAAAGCATCTAATGCTGATGCAGCGGTTTGAATTCCATCAGTTAAATCATCAAATGTTTTCGCAAAATTGCTAGAACCCGAGACAGCACTAAATACATTATTTAATGATTGTACAGTTTCTTTAGCAGATTTATTAATATCATTTAATTTTTCAGCAGTAATACTTAATTGAATATTGCTTTGTTCTTGATTAGAACTTTCAGCTTTTGTTACTCTGGAATTATTTCCGAATGCCATTAGTTAATTTCACCTGCCAATTTAATTTTTATATAAAAAATAATGTTATTAATATATATTCATTTTTATTATAGATATCGTTAAATAAGACTTTAAATAATCCAAGTCTATAAATACAACATTAGAATATATATTAATAACATTTTAATAATTTAATATTATTATTTCTGCTTTGCTCTTTGTGCGCCCATTAAGTCCATTATTGTCATTTCAGCTGTTGTTACTTGTTTTGCGATTTCAGTTGTATGCTGTTCTAACGATGTTACTTTTAGTCCGGTACTTTCAATCGCAGATTTTAATGAATTACCAAACATTTTCATAAAATGTTCTTCTGCAGCTTCTATATTAATATTAACGTCTATTATTTTATCTTTTTTAGACTCCGCTGTACCTTTTTGTACATCGGATTTATCTTGGTCACCAGCATCTGCAGCTTCTGTTACAGCTTTCGTCATTGCAGCTCCTATTCCACTATTTACAGTAGAACCATCACCACTCGCTGCTGTTACTGGCCTTCCAGTACCATTATCAATAGTCGCTCCAGTATTTGTCTTAGCCGCTTCTGCGGCTTTTGCCGCTTCAGCAGTCGCAGCAGCAACTTTTTCGGCGTCTTCGGTACCTGCTGGTTTCGCTTCCGTATTAGTTGCAGCTTGATTACTGTTTGTATCTTTATTTGCAGTACCACTTGCACTAGCTTTTTCACTTTTTGACGGTGTAGAATGCTCGAATCTACCAGAATATAAACCAGCCATTAAAGCATCAGTGCCATAATAATGTGCTTTATATTTATTTGACCAATCTGTACCACTGTTAGCAACTTTATTTAGTATAGATTTATCTGGTAAATATGTTGTCGCGTCACTCCAATAAGCATCAACGCCATGAGCACTATTTACGAATTTAACATTATTCGCAAATGGCGATTGCATTGAAATATTTGAATGTAATAACTTAGACAAATCCTCTGATGATACACCACCAGATTTTAATAAATTTAAATATTCTGGATTATCTGCTTCCATGGCATACCGTTTATCCTGGTTTAGAGCAATTTTAATCTCTTCCATATCAGTATAACCATGTGCTTTTAAATAATCAATATCATTTTGTCTATATGGTGTACCATTAGGACCAACACCTTTCGCTAAATTCGCTTCAATCTTTTTGCGAGTTTCTGGAGTAAATCTATCAACAATTTTACCATTTTTTGTTATTGTGCCATTTGCACTAATACCATCCTGCAGCTTTGTATTATTTGCTCCATTACCAGATTGGCCGCCACCAGATTGATTATTACCAGATTGATTATTACCAGATTGATTATTATTTTGTGAACTAGTATCTGATGCATTATAATTCGAAGTATCAAGGCCTGCTATGATATCACTAGAACTATTTGCCATTTGTTGACCAGCATTATAAGAACTTATATCCTTACCGTCGCCATTCCAAGTTACTTGCATTACTTGGCCACCGCTACCAGCAGGTGGTGTTGTAGGATTTGTATTTGGGTTATCAGTCTGTGGTGGTTTTGTTGTTGTGTCTGGTGCTGTAGTACCAACGGCGGCTGCTGCTGCTTTTGCAGCGGCTACTGGGTCCGAGGCTGGAGGTGGCGTGCCATTAAATTTACCGGCTGCAATATCAGCTTCAATACCTGGTATTTTACCATATCTATATTTTTCTGGGGCTTCTCCTGAATTTTCTTCCGTCTCATTCCAATTAGCACAAGCGGCCTGAGCATCAGCGCCTATTTTGTCCGGTGTTAATCCTCGTCCTTGAGCTTCTTGTATAGCAAAGTCCATCTGTATACCAGGATTCCATTCACTTTGATTAACCGAATGGGCGTATGCAACTAGTCGTGCCCATCTTGTAGCATCCCATTGAACTAATCCCTGATGAGCACCGCCTTTACCACTTTCAGCATTAAAACCTGATTCTTGCTCGATATTTGCCATAATACCGGCAGACTGGGCATCAGAATATCCAGCGGCTTTTAATTTTTGATAAAATAATTTTTTGTTTGCTGCTGCATCACCGCCACCTGGCCCACCGCCACGGTTCACCAGACCTTTATTCATGATTTTACCGGTTGAAATAATGTTTTTATTTATATCGAATAAGATATGTTCCATGATATCTAATTTCTTCCATAAATTACCGTGTTCTTCTTTTACGGAAGATTGAAACATTTGCATCAATTGCTTATGCAAATTTTGGAACATCTGTAATTGCTTATTACGAGTAGTCGATAATTTTTCTTCTTTTTTTGCTTGTCCGACTACTTTATCAGAATTGTCTTTAGAAGCTTTCATACGGGAATCATCAGCTTTACGCTGTTTTTCTTCTTCTCCAGAATCATTACCGCTATCAACCATTTTCATGTCTGAATCGCTTGAACCAGTAGCTTTCTTTAAGTCTTCATTAGCTTGCTGAGCTTCCTTATCTATATCAGAATTATTATTATCATTATCTTTATCTAAATCATTTATTTGTTTCTCGATATTACCATTAGTTCCATCTGCGGTATCTTCTTTATCATCGTCTTCTTTTCCATTTTCTTTATATGGGTCATAATCTCCATTATCGTTATATGCCCATGGCTTTTGTTCCCTACGCTTTTTATCTTGGTCCTCATCTGTATCGCCGAAAAATCCTAATATTTTATTTTTAGCCCATTTTGCTGTTTCTGTATTATTTAATGCATCGCCAGCCATGCCACCAACTGCCCCGAGAGCTAATGCACCTAATGGTCCTGCTGCTGAGCCGATAGCCATACCAGCACCGCCTAATAACGTAGGTAATGCATTATTAACAACGGAATTTACGCCATCGCCTTCTACTGCATCACCTTTTATAAGATGGTCTATGCCACCACTTAATGCACCTAATGCTAAGCCGCCTACACCTAATTTTTTAGCAATACCACCAATGCCATCAGTTAACGGCTTTAAGAATTTACCTAAACTGCCAAATAACTTTTTTGCACCGGAACCGAGACTACCAAATTTACCTCTAGTGCTAAGAAGACCGCCTCTTATTAATTTTGATAATGAATTTTTTGCTTTACCAGCCATGCCGCCTAGTTTACCAAGCATTTTCGTTCTACTTTTATGATTTTTTGATGCAGCATCTTTCATGCCTTTTGTTGCATTTGCATCTCCAGCTGTAGCTTTTTTCGCTGCTTTATTTTGTTCTTTCTTATTCGAATCGGCTTGCTTAGATACGCTAGATGCGCTACTACCTTCACTTTTTGCATTATCTCCGTTTTTTTTCGCAGTATTCGAGTTAGCATCACCTGCTTCTTTTGCACCCTTTTTCGTTTCTGATGTATTATTAGCAATATTATCTAACGTTTCAGTAGCACTACTTGACAAACCACTGCTTGAGCCACCAGAACTTGAGCTGCTACCGCCTCCATGACTACCGCCGCTATAATGTCTGCTTGCTGCACCACCTAGTAAACCAGCCATTCCCATTCCAGCTAGTCCAGATTGACTATTTTGCCCATCATATAAATTTTTTAATTTATCGAGAATTGATGACTTATCGTTTGTATCTTTTTTATCGTCAGATTTACTACTACCACCAGTAATGAAATTATAAATTTTACTTATTAAATCATAAATTTTATCGAATACATTACCTTTCGTAAAGAAGTCTCCAATAGTTTGTCCAAGGCCTTCGCCGGAGTCACTCGTAAGTAATTTATATCCGCCATATGCTAAAGCGCCAACGGCTGCTACTCTTCCTGTCCCTTTTAATAGACCAGATAATGGTCCAATTAATCCTTTTAATATTGTACTTCCACCTTTAGCGGCACCAGCACCGGCGGCACCAGCACCAGGTAAATGCAGGGATTTAAATAATTTATTAAGTCCTATGGCACCCATTCCTGTTGCCAATGCAGCTGCTGGATGTGTTAATGCTGAATCAATAGCCGGACCAATAAATTTATCCCATATTTTTGAATTTAAGAATTTATCAGCGAATTCTAATACTTCTTGTGCAGCATATAATAAATCAGCTTGTAACTGAATTAATAACGGTCCTAGTTTTGTTATTATATCATCCATACTCTTTCCTAAAGTATCAGCTGATGCATATAATTTACCATCCATTTCAGCATGTAGTCTATCGGAGCCAGCGAGCTGACCAGTCATTTGTCCAAGTTGTCCAGCTAATTGTTTATTTACTTCTTCTAATGCGCCATTTGGATTTTCCTTCTTATCCATGGCTTTTTCAAACATTTCTTCAAATTGTTTTGTATCACCTTGTAAGTAAGAAGATGCTAATGTTGATGCAGTCCGTTGTGAAAAACCGAATTGTTTCTTTAATGTATCTGTTACACCGAAGCGTTTTACATCTGGATTATCACCATAAGCCATTGTATATTGGCCGAGCATAGTGTCCATCATTTTGGACATATCACTACCCCAGCCCTTTCTTACTTCACCATTTGCTTCATGAGAATAAGATGCTAAGGCTAGGCCATGGAATGGGTCCATGCCTTGCATAGCCGCTGCATAACCAACCATATTATAATTCTGAGAAAAACTTCCCATTGAATTAGCAGTCTGGCTTGCTACTTCTTTCGCTACGTCAGCACGCATTCCTTTGCCTAATAAATTAGACATAATTGTTTCTGCTTTGTCGCCTGCAATACCTATTTTCATAAAGTCTTGTGCAAGACCAGCAATCATATTTAGGTATTTGCTAACAGGAACGCCAGCAGATTGAGCTGTTTGAACGCATTCAGCGATAGCATCAGCCGCCTCGTCAGCATTCATACGCATATCTTTATAGAATGTTTGATATGCATTGTTCATTGTTCCTTGGTCAATACCCATTACATTTTGCATGAGTGCAGTTTTATTAACCAAAGAATTCATACCAGCAGCACCTTGCTCTGGTGATGCACCGTAGGCTCCGCCTACTTCTTTCATTGCGGAGTTATAAGAATTGTTTATTGCATTACGGTCAATCATTCCACCGGATGCCATATAAAGTAAATTGCCGCGCATTAATCTTGCATCGGCATTTGCTTGTGACATTCCCATGTCTGTGACACCAGCACCAGCATCAGTACCCATAGATGTATACATATTTTTATGTTTTTCACTATAATACTGTAAAGGTTTGGTTATATTGTTCATTAAACCAAACATGCCGCCAGCGCCCAATAATGGCAAATATTTGCTGATTGCATTAAACGGTTTTTTTAATGTATTAAAAGCGTCTTTTAATTCATTCTTTGCTGTTTGAGCAAAACTTGCAGTCTTTTGATTTGTCGTATCTAATGCTTTGTTTAAATTGTCAATTTCAGATTTATCTTTCGCAAAACTTTTTGCTGTTTCTTCATTATCTTTGACATCGAAAGCTACACCTAATGATATTACTCGGCCGCTATTTGCTGATGTTTCTTTAAGTATATTTTTTACATGTTTTGCTAAATCTTTTCCTTCTTGACCTAAGCGTTTTAAATCATCAGGAGAAACAAGATTCAATTGTTTACCTAATTCTTTCGCTTTGGCATTCATTGCCTTTTGAATAGCAACTAGATTTTGATATTGTTCATTTGCTTCTTTTATTAATTGTTTTCTTTTTTCTGGGTCGTCTTCTTTTTCTGCAGCTGTATATGAGTCACGTACACGCGATGAAGCATGCTCATATTTAGTTTGCATAACGCCCATTTCTGATGCGGTATTTGCAATGCCATTAAAATTAGCATCTGAACGATTCCAAAATGGCATTGCATTATTCATTTGCTGTGCAACGACAGCGTTTTGATAGACGCCAGCTGCATTATTACCAGTGTTTGTTATTGATTGATTAAATTTCTTTTGCAAACCTCTGCCATTTGAAATCATGGCAAGAGAAGCGTCTGCACCAGATTGAATACCAGAAATAATATCTTGTATCTGACGTTCAATTAATTCATTAAATTTAGATTTAATCTCATCAGATACATTAAGAAAATTATTTTCTATCGTTTTTATAGTTGAATCTATTTCTGCAACGTTGCCGGAATCTTCAGCCATTTTTTGTAATGATTTCTTTAATGACTTTGATACGTCTGCAGTACTTTGTTCCATTTTTTCAATGTTATGAATTATTTTATCCACATCATTTATTGCAGAAGCATCGGTGGATTTAACTAAGTCATTAAGTTTAGAATTAATATTAGCATAAGCACTTTGTAAGCCGTCAAATTGAGCTTGTACTGATGCTACATTATTTAATATCTTATCTTGGCTATTTACTTTACTTTGTAAATTATCCAAAGCTGACGCAGCAGTTTTAATTCCATCAGCTAAATCATCAAATGTTTTCGCAAAATTACCTTTACCAGAAACAGCATTAAATACTTCATTTAATGCTTTAGTAGTTTCATTTGCTGATTGTTTTATTTTTGCTAATTTTTCTTCTGTAATACTCATTTGAATATTACTTTGTTCCTGACTGGAATCATCAGCCTTTGTTACTTTAGGATTACCACTGAATGCCATTAGTTTAATCTCACCTGCCTTTATTCATCGTCACAAAATATGTCTAAATCTTCTGAAGTTTGTTCGTATACAGTATCGATATTATCTTGTATAATATCCATATTCATATCTTTTTCTTTCTCTGCAATCTTTTTATTTAATAAGTCATAATTTACGTTATTACCTATGTCAAAGTTTGTAGATGTCGTAGTTAAATCAAATGCATTATTTATTTTTTTCGTTAATTGCTTATTAAACAATTCTTTATCATCAGGTGGCGGAGCAAATTTTGTGAAATCATGGTCCAATAAATCACTATTATCTAAGTTTCTTTTTTCTCTCGGGCTTTTATATCCTGCTGATTTGCCTGCTAAATCTGAGAATTGTTGTACTCTTGATAAGAAGTCATCTTTACTTTCATATTCATTACCAGCACTTTTACTATCAGGTAATTCTGTTAGTTCATCAGCTGATGCGCCAGATGCTTTTAATGCGTCTGCTAATTCTTTTTCAAATTCTGTATTAACTGCTGTATCAGCGTATTGTTGGTCTGCAGGAAGAGCTGGTAAGTCTTTACGATATTTATCAATATCTTCACCATTATCTTTTGCTACTTTTTCTGCACGCTCGGACTTTTCTTGCTGCTGTTCTTTTAATTTACGTTTTTTATCCTGCTCGGAGACATACTTCGCTGCTTCAGGATTGATATACGCGCCAAGATAATCAAGTTCTGATTTTGTTTTATCTCTATCTTCTTCAATATCCTTAAGCAAATTAAAATAAAACCAAAGCCACTGGGCATCATTCATATCCTTGCAACGTTGCTCAGATGGTAAAGAGCCAGTGGCTTTCATCACTTTATACTTTATTCTTCCGAAGGTGTCTCCTGTGAATTTTTTATTTCTTCATAATTCGTAAGAGTGTCATTCTGCTTTTCTTGCAGTTCTTCGTACTTTTCATATAATGTAAATACAATATTGGTCTGTAACTGGTTTAAGAATGCGCGTGTTTCACCAACGTTACCAATAGGTTCATCATCAATAGAATCAAGAGCTCTTGCTAAAATTGAAACTTTTAGAGCCTGAACTCGAGCAAGATTATCATAATCTGCTGTTGATGCCGTTGCCTGTAGCTGGTCTGATGCGTTTAATGTATGCATCTTCCATTCTCTACCCATAATTTTGAAAGTGTCTTCTACCCTTCCAAGAAAAATTAAATCTTGTAATGCTTTTTTCATATTGAAATTGCATCTCCTTTTTGTTTTATAAAATCTACTATTAAAATACGTGATAGTAGATGAATCATAACTAATTTAATAAAAAAAGTGTATATAAATTATATTATACACACTTTTTATAATAAAACTTAATTATTAATATACATCAGCATATTGAATTGTTGCCTGCTCAGCAACTGTAATTGTACCTACAGAATATGAACGAGAATATGAAGATAGCCAACAGTCAATATATGTTTCTGTATAATAAGATTCTTCAGAACCTTTCATACGTGTTTTTGTCTGTATTTCGAGCGGGACACGCTGGTCTTTTAATGTCTTAAATACTAACCTGCTTGATGTTGCTACGCCATCTGCTGCAGATTGAATATTTGGAGCATCCCAAGATTCTTTGCTATCAGCATCAGCATTATCATATACACGACTACCAAGCTTATTAAATGGTACACCATGAGTAGTTAAACCTAATGCATTCCATAAATTTGATTCATATAATGCAATACGAGATACACTTAACTGGCCACCATTTGTATTACTAGGAACAGCCTGTACAACACCTTCCCAACCAATTGCCTGCAGTTTATTAATCTGTCTACTTTCAGATACTGAAAAACTTTGAATCATACCAACAATACATCCATTTGAATAAATGAAAATATTGGTAGATGTCATTAGTTTTGAGTTATCATTTGAGCTTTGCGGATTAAAATCATTTTCTGCTGTACGAATATCATTTCGCGTATATCTATGAGTATTCGTAGATGTATTTTGCGAAAAGTTATTCGGAGTATATTCACTTGCCATTTTATTTCACCTCCACATTACTCACCAGTTGCTACTGTAGAACGAACGTCAGAATACTGAATAGTTGCCTGTTCAGAAACTGTAATCGTATTCGCGGCAATAGTCTTAGTATATGAAGATAGCCAGCAATCGACATATGTTTCAATGTAATAAGAATTTGCTGAGCTATCTGGCATTACAGTCTTTACTTTTATTTCAAGTGGAACACGTTGGTCTTTTAATGTTTTAAATGGATTTCCGTATGTGCCTGAATCTTGTCTCTTAGAAGTAGAATCTGCAATCTGGCTATCTCTAGTCGTAAATTTACCAGTTGGTGTAAGTCCTAATGCATTCCATAAGTTACCATTATAAACAGCAAATCGTGTAATCGCAATCTGGCCACCATTCGTATTGCCTGGTACTGATTGGACAACGCCTTCAGAACCAAGTTCCTGTACTTTCGTAATCTGTCTACTTTCAGAGGGTGTTAAACTTTGTACAAAACCAATTCGCATATCATTTGAATATACCTGTATATTCGTGCTGGTAATGGCTAGCTTGGTCGTATCATCACCAGAACTAGTTACACCAGATGCACGATGTGTATTCAAGTCTTTATTAGAATAGGAATCATAGGCGTCTGTCCCTTCAATTGAAGCCATTTATCTCACCTCGTATATGTTAAAAAAATATAATTGGGAAGGAAAGAAAATATATTCTTCCTTCCCGTTTAAAGATTATTTTACAGCTGAGAAACCAAAGGTAATATTGATATAGAGTAATGGGTATACTGCCTCGATTTCAAATTTAACATCAATCTGACGTGGGTCCTCTGAAGAACGTTTTACAGAAAGGTTAGAATATCCAATGATTATTTCAGCAGAAATAAACTGACTTAAAATATTCGTTATTGTATATGTTACATCAGATACTGCAGAAGCTAAATTTTTACGACCAATATATAACTTACCACAAGATGTACGGCAAGCATCAATTACATAGTCTTTAATCTGGATTAATGTAATTTCCATGGTGTTTACTTCAGTTGGCGCTGTTGTAATACCATGTCTAACAATCAGATTATTACCAGACTGCATAATAATACAAGCACCATTACCAGCCATTAAATTCATTTCACTTTCCATATAAGTTGTTGGTAAATAGCTAAAGCCTGCAATAGTCTTATTCGTTAGTGGTTCAGCTGGGTCATTCTTAAGACCTAATGCCGCCACTGCTACTGCCATATAGCAACCTGGTAATGGTCTATCATGAGAAATACCAGTATTTACATCACGAACAGATTTAATTACTTCGCCTGGAACGACAAATACAACACGCTCGTTGTTATAGCCATTACATGTTTCAATAATACCCATTGAACGGTCAGAACCAGTTGGAGCTTTTGTAATAGGCTGTGACATGCCAGCACCAAGATATACCATACGTTCTTTACCCATTTCATAAGAGCTCATAGTATTTACATGGTTCGCAGCATAAGTACCAACGGTTGCTGAAGTCGTTAATGGAACAATTGTATTAACATTAGAAACGCCTGGAAGCGTTCTCTTCAGTTTGTCAATTGCATCACAAAATTCAGCGTCAGAATTTCCTTTTGCTTCAACGCAAATAATCTGAGAAATACCATTAGAAAATGCAAGTTCAGCGCCGAGAGATAAGCTATTCTTCACGAAGCCGGATGCTGTTACTTCATAATTACCATATTCAGCAACGATATCATCATAGTCACTAAATAATTTCGCTGTATAACCAGATTCAGCTTTACGATATTTATAAGATACATAATATGAATCGCCTTCGCCAGGAAGAGTAGAATCCACTTTACGAGCTACCGTATCAATATAAACACCGTCATTGTCAGCTGGTGTATATTTAAATGCATCAAGAATTACTTCTACACCAGGAATGATATCATATACTTCATTACCTTCTGCCCAAGTAGCTGTTGCAGTCGTATCAGTTGCATCTGGATAAATTACTTTTGCTACTTCAGCGCCAGAAGAAATATCTATTTCACATACCTGGAATTCCTTAGTTAATGCATTCTTAATTACAATTTTATATTTACCAGTTTTAACTTTTCCTTCATTAATAACTGCTACAGATTTAATTGATTTCTTGAGTCCTAAAACAGAAGATTTAGAATTAATTTCTGCAGTAGCTTCAATTTCCGTCTTTAATGCTGTTGTCTTAAGTAGGAAATAATCACCAGCTGCAATTTCATTTTCATCAGAATCAACAGCAGCACCAGCTGGCAGTTTATATGTCGATTTTACGATAAGGTTTACGCCTGGAATTGCAGTATTAGTAGTAGCACCACAAACATACTCACCAAGTAATTCATTTGTAGCTGTATTAATAATACGATAACAGCCACCTTCTTGTGCTGCATATGTTACTTCAATTCTATATTCAGCATCAATCATAAAATATGAATTGTTTACATCAGTTACATAAGAACAATTAGTATTAAATGCACGAGAGCCTTCGTTGATAAACGGGTCAGTGTCAACGTTTACTAATTCTGGCTGATTAATATCGTCAGATAAACGTCTCCATACAATATTCTGTCCATCATGTAATTCAAAGTCTGTGCTTTGTTCATAATATACATTTTCAGGTGTATTCTTCGTTGCATATACTGGTTTACTTGAGACAGAAATAATTTCAAATACATTGCCATTAGCAAGCGCATCGTATGGTCTATCTGAATTTCTTTTTATAGTCTCATTAGCAATTTCATAATAATTTATGCCTGTGCCAATTAATGCCATAATTCTGGAACTACCAGCATTTGCGACTGTGCTTGCTGTTTTTGTAAAGCGAGCATATGCGCCAGGAGCTTTATAAGCCATAATTGTTTACCTCCAATCTTTTTTAGATTAAAAAATGTGTATGTAAAATGTTTTACTAATTACTACTATTTATTATTTTTCTTTAACGGTCATTGATGTACTAATGTTATCAATAGGTAACAATTTAAATGCATCATACCATTCAGCCCATACTGTTAAATTAATAGGAACTTGATATACCAAGTTCGAATCATATTTCAATGTGGCTTCAGAACCATATTGCATATCAGTAATTAATACTCCATGAGCTTCCATTTTTCGTCTGATTGAAAATCTTAGTGCTGATGTTACTATATCACTTAATACTTCTCTTTCTAACGTAGTCTTAGTTACAATTTCGATTATTATAGAAAAATTATATTGTCCGCCATATAAATATCCATCTAAATCGCCTTGACTATCATAAATTTCACTGGCAAAATCGCCAAGACCAGACGTTATCATACTACCATTTGAACCAGATACAACCAGTAATGGAAATTTAAGCAAATCTTCTGGTGTTGTATCATATATTTTCATTCCATCAAATACAGTATCATTCATATTACTTGGAAGCAAATTTAAATAATTTTGTTTATTTTGGAAATACATTCTTAGATAATAAATGATAACATCTTTAGCGTGCTTTAGGCCATTTATTCTCAAAATTATCACCTTCTAAAATGTATTCAAGCTAAAAATTATATTGAAAATACATATACGCATTTTCATCTATATTTTTAATATAAAATGTCATAGGCATTATAATAAATATACAAAAATATGACAATAGCAAGTATTTATAACATATTATTTAGAATACTTGTTATTGTCTATTCCTAATATTTTACGCTTGAATTTTTTCTCTTGTTTTCTATCTTCCCTGAATTGTTGTTTCTCTTCTTGCTTTAATTTCTTCATCTTTGTCTTTTTCTGATTTCCTTCTCTTCTCATCCAAATTCACCCTCGACACAAAAAAATCAATTAAAACTTTTATTGTCCTTACAACTTTATAATATAAGAAATATATAGTCTTAATCATTATCTTATAAATAAAGGATTTAATATGCCGGCTTTAATGTAGTTCGTTTTATATTATATCTATTATCATATGGGTCAAGCGTTTTTAGCTTTAATTCTTGATGGAATAAATAGCCTGCTGCTTGTCCTTCAAACATTGATAATACAGAATATATGGTTCCATCTTGTCCGATTAGTAAATCTCTATTATGAATTTTTATAGGTGTTATAGTCCATGCTGAAGGTAATGAACTATATGTTAAATCTTCTGTAGCCACATCTAATGATTCTTCTGCTGGGGCTAGTCTTAAATATAACTGCACTTCTGGTTCATAACCACCGATATATCCAGTACCAAAGCATGTTTCACAAGAATCTAAGCCTGCTCTACCTCTTGCAGAATCATAACATACTGGACAATGTTCTCCTTCATATTTCCTAGTATATAAATCAAATAATTGCCCTGTATTTTTTAATATCCACATATTGCGCTCATTAATTTTATTAAACCATTTATCAACAGTTGTTACATGATATTGAACTGCTTTAGATAACATGCCTTCAACAAAGCCATTATCTGTTTTATATAATGTTGATAATTTATACCAATATGTAATATTAGGATTACGACCGAGAGTATAATCAATATAAGAATTATTAGATATTGGTTGTTTGTTTAATTTATAAAATATGCCATTTGCTGATGTTCCACGATAAATATTATAGCTAACAGCATAATCTTTTATCGACAGTTCAGACCATGTGATTATAGATTGTCCAGCAACTTTTGTATAAGCTATCCTTATATTGTTAGGTGCTGGTAATCGTTTTTGATTAAT